GAAGTTCATCCATAGCAGCGGCGACTTCTGCGTCGGTTGCTGCGGGAGTCTTCTTGGGGCGGAACGCAGACTCATCGTAGTTCGGGAAACCGCCGATCTTCTTCTTTACAACTTTGAAGTCGTTGCCTTGAGCAAGGTCGATTACGGTTTGACCTGAATCGCTGATGTAGTCTTCGTTTAGAAGATAGCTTAGAATCTTAGTAAACAGCTTTTGACCCATTGAAAGGATCTTTACATCGTCAGTACGGCGATCAATGACATTCATGTAGAAACGCTTGTTTGCCTTGATGCCGCGAGCTAGCTCTGCAAGCTGTGAGTTGTTTCCAGCCTCACGACCGCCAGTGGCGTTGATCTGCTTCCAGATCGCGTGATAGCCGTCACATACGGGACATTCCTTGTCCTTTACCCGTGGGCAGTGGTAGTTCTTGCCGTTGATGCGGTGAATGGCAGTCTCCGCGTAGAAGTCCTGATCGTCACGATCCCAAGGTAGGATGCGGACTCCAGCTTCACCTTCATCTAGCATGAAGAACTTTTCAAGGAAGTCTTGCTTGTTGCCTCCGCCTTGTTGGGCGAGAGAGGCGTACTTTTCTTTTAGTTTATTGAGATCAACCATGTTATAGTAGTTTGGATTCGTGTCTTCGGTTAGCGGAAATCTGGACTAGCATATCTTTTGCGTAATCTAGACTGTTCAAAAGGTTCTTAGCCAGCGTGAGCTTATACTGAGCGGACTCAGTGGCTCTCTTGACTGATTGAAACTCTTGAGAAGCTAGAACCTCAGCAGAGGTTGCATCGACAGTAGCCTTCTTCCCTTCGGTTAGTAGTTGGTTTCGGAACTTGATTTTTAGCTCTGCTTCCGTGCGTTCCATTTCGGAAGTGAGTTGGTCGTAGGTCAGCTTGGCGTAAGCGTAGACTCCGCCAAAGAAGGCGTGGTGAGTCGGGAGCTTCTCTAGCAAGCTGTCTACACTATTAGAGTCCAGGCTGGTGTAGGCTTGGACATATTTCTGGAAGTTTTCTTCCAGGCTTTCATAAGTCTTGATAATCTCAGGGCTTGTCATTTAGAATCTCGTTTAGGTAAGAGATGAGATCGGGGTTCTGAGCGTGGAGGGAGAAATGCCCACAGCCCGTAAGGGCTGCTAGGTACTCGTTGGTAACCCCTGGCATTTCTTCATCCGTTGAGCCTCCTAGACCAGCATACTCCAGTACGATGTGCCAGCACTCATGAAGTAGAGTTTCTGCTACGGTAATCTCTTGGAGTCCCTTGGTGTAAATCATAATCTCGTTTTTAGCGAAATCTACGAAACCCCAGTTATCCTCAGATTTGAGTAGGCTGGTGGTGAAAGTAACTTTGTACTTCTTACCACCGTAGTGGATTGTTTCTGGTCTATGGAAGGTCATTTCTGTGACATGATTAGCCTGGAGTAGTCCACTCCAAGCGGCACAATATATCTAGCCCGTCCATTCCTCGATTTCATCAGATACAGTCTGGCTTCTCCCTTGTCGAACTCTTCTTCTTTTTGGTTAATGGAGAAGGAGAGGTCGGCAACACGGATCTTTCCATACGAATCGGCAAGTTCGGTATCGGTGATAGTTTCCACCTTCCGCCCTTCCCTGTTGGTCTGGGTTGCGGTCCACAGCAAGAGGTTATGCTCTACTGCGATGCCGCGAAGCTCTTGAGCGAGACGCTCTTGAATCTGGTACTCTGACATGGTGTCATCGCCCGTCATCAGTTCCAGGTAGTCCACTACGAGTACATCGGGTCGGAAGTTTTCGTAGTTGTCTAGCTGGTTGAGGTACGCCCGTAGAGCGGGGATCGTGAGTCTCTTGGTGGGGAACTCTTTGATTTTGAGTGTACCCATCTTCTTCCCAGCTTCTCCGAGTTTATCCTGGATCATCTTCAGGCGATACTGAACAATGCTAGGGTCTTCCTTAGCCTCGGATAGCTTGGTGCGAGTGAGAACCGAGTCCATTCGTTGGGCGATTCGGTCCTCACTCATTTCAAGAGATACATAAAGAACATTGTGTCCATCCAGGACAGATCGAACCGCTTGGTTTACCAAGTAGATCGACTTACCTACTCCTGGAGGAGCGACTACCATCGCAAACTCCTTACGACACATTCCACCCTCTAGTTCTTTATTCACGGTATCGAACGGGGTTCGGAACGAGGCAACAATGTTGTTGTTAGCCATACGCTCAACTCGGTCGGAGAAGTCTTCGATATAGTCTTGACCTAGATCGACAGTGCGCCCTACATTTAGGGCAAGGCGGATCTTCTCTTCGATCTGGGAGAACTGCTTACCTTTAATCAGATCAACCGATTCCAGGATGGCGGTCTTGATAGACTGCTCCTTGGCAAACTCCTCAACTAGGTCGAGGTAGTAATCGGGGTTCGATTCCGTCTTGACATCGAGCTTGTTGATCTGTTCGACTTCATACTTGTAGTCTGACAGACGCTCATTTTCGCTCTTGTTCGTCTTGACATAATCGATGATCTGATCGTCGTTCGGGGTTTCCTTGTATTTGAGGTAGTGGGAAACAATCGCATCCCAAATACGCCCGTGACATGGAAACTCAAAGTAGTCCGATTTAATCATTGGCATCACTTGAACGAGAAAACTCTCTTCAAACTTTGCCAAGCAGAGAATACCTTTTTGCGTCGATTCTTGAAAACTGTAGGTCTCAGTCATTAGTTCTTTCCTGTAGATCCAAAGCCTCCGACCCCTCGTGAACTGGGGTCTTCAGCCTCTACACTATCAAAGAACTCCTGCCCGTCGATCTTGACCATTTTAGCCTGGAAAGCTGGGGCAATCACCATCTGCGCTACCCGCTCGCCCTTCTTGATCTTGATGGGTTCATGTGAGCGGTTGGCTAGGATAATCTTAATCTCTCCACGGTAATCACTGTCGATGGTTCCTGGTGCGTTAGGGACAATCAGGTTGCGAAGACTTTGTGAACTGCGGAGACGGACCTGCCCTTCCCATCCTGGTTGAATAATCATTTTCAATCCAGTGGGAACTAGAGTTACACAATCAGGGTAGATCCAGATATCCTCAGAAGCCGCCAGATCAAATCCAGCGGCTCCTTCAGTTTTGTATTCGGGGTCGGGGTTATCCGACTCGTTCAACAGGTAGACAAGGGGTGTCTCAGAAATCATTTTTAGTTTATTTGTTCCTTTGTAACAGGGTTTATTATTAGTTCTTAGTTCGACCAACATACTCTTTGATAGTCTGTTTGTCGATTTTGTCTTTGGTTTGGCTAGCAAGGGTCTTGTTTCGCTCGTCCATGGTGCGCTTTCTCTCCTCGCTTTCCTCAAAGCTAACTTTCTTAGCAACTCCTTGTTTTTCCCAGTATTCATAATCGATCTTTGCTTTAGAGTATGGTGCTGCGCCAGTCTTGCCTTTAATGGCATCCTTAGAAGCGTCAATCTGCATCTGCATCCACTTCTCTTCAGACTCGGCGGCAGCACGAGAATAGGTTGGGTTATCAGTGCCTACTACGGTTCCGTTCAACTCAAGGTCGGGGATAAAGTCCATTTGTGACTGACACACGGGGCAGTCGGCATAGCTAGGTAGGATATCAGGTGCTTCCTCAAGTTGCGCCCAAAGGATTCTATCTCCAGGGAGGTCACACTCTTGGTTCGTGCATTGGAACTTTAGGTTAGAGATGCCTTCAGTGTTGACATCTCCAGCCCATACTCCACGCTTGCCCCAATCTCTAGGAAGAACTTCGTGACAGTCAAGGCACTTCTTCTCCCAAGTGTAATCCCATTCTGCGTTTGGAAGCAGGGTACGCTCAGAAATCTTAGAGGACCAGCTTTTGTGATCGCATTCACCAGCGAGGCTTTCTTGGTCCTTAAAAGGCTCTACCTCTTTGTGGCACTTGACGCACTTCCAAACCCCCCGAAGGGGGTCTGGTGCGCGTAGTTCGTGTTTGCACTTAGTCATTAGAGTTCACACACTCCGTTAGCGCAGTTGTCCTGGGACGCAACCTCGGATTCGATCTTGCCTTCCTGGAAGAGTTTATCAAGATCGATACCTTCGATTGGCACAGCTTCCAGAGGCTCGTTGCCTCGACTGCCAGCGCGATAAAAAGTAAATCCTTTCATGTCGTTAGCGTAGGTGATTAGTTCGTCGTACAAAGACTCAGCTTTGAAGTCGCTTGGAAGGTTACAAGTCTTTGATACGGCTGAGTCAATATGAGCTTGAACAACGGCTTGCATCTTGATATGCTCCTCTGGAGTAACCTCATAAGCACCAACACAGTGATCTACATCACGACCACGAAGGTACATATCCTTGAACAGCGGATCAATAACAATCGTTTCGTTCCACACACCCTCTGTGCCTGTTCTCCAGCGTC